GTAATTGTTCTATTCCCATTTAATGAATTATGTTTTTCAAAATAATCATATGAATCAAATGTCAATGATTTATATTTTTTTGTTGTAAGGTCGTGAGTAATTTGTCTGGAGGCAAGCATACCACTTTGAACATTATCAATATAATCAAATAACATTGGAATATCAATTTCAATAATTCTTTTATATTGTTCTTCTATATTTCTAATAGAAGTACCATCTTCATTTATTTGTCTATAATATTGATCATATGTAAATGATTGTTTAATACCTGAAAGAGATAATGTATCCAAACTACCAAAATTAAATCCATATCTATTTTCAAAGAAAAGATAATTTGGAACCTCTTTTCCATTTTTAGCACATTCAGCTAAAAAATTTAAATTTTTAACTGGTGACCAATAGTTTGAAATATATTTTGTACTATTTTCTGTTGGTTCAATTAATATATTTTTTGATGTTTCTAATCCATTTATTTTATCACTAAGAATTTCTTTTGCAAGGTCACTAATATTACCTTCATATGATTTACTTATTCGTTTATTCATATCAACAATTGCTTCTCTTGATATAAAATGTAATTCATATATAACATTTCTATCACCAACCATATTTCGATTGGTCATTTTATAGATAAAAAATTGATCATCTATCATCATATTTTTATCATCAAATGTTGGTGTTTTTATTCTAATATTAATATATTCTTCACCAACAAGTGGGAATAAACCTGCATAATCAATTGATTCTCTTAATGCTAAGGTACCAGTAATAAATGGGGAAAATATATCTTCATATATTTCAAATGCTACAATTTGATTCGTAACATCTTGGCCAAAGCCATTAAGACTTACGAGTTCCAATTTTTCTATAGTTACATCACCGGCAAATCGGATTGCGTTTTCACTGCTCATTACATGCTATCTTTAAAGTTTTTAAGAATTGTTTCTAACAATGATTTTGAAATTAATTTAATTCTTCTTTTCTTCTCATTTTCATCTGATTCATATTGATAATTTGAAACCGATGTTGCTTGAGGATTTGAAGAATCTACTTGATTACCATTTGAGTCAATATAATGGTGTGTATCATATTCATGGCCAACACCATATTTTGTTGTAATATGTTGCTCTAATTCATAAATTGGTAATGGAAAGTCATCTATATAATTAAATTTGTGATTACATATCATTATAACCCAATGATATTCTGCTGAACCATATACTTTTTCAGAAATAATTTCAGGTGTTTCACCATCTTTAATGTCATATTCATCAAAAATTGTTACATGCGATAAAATTTCAGATCTAATTCTAACATTTTGCGCAATATTTGTAACAATTAAATTTTTTGTCTCACCCTTAATTTTAAAGTCATATAAAACTGTAGGAAATTCTTTAAAATACATTTATAATCCCTCATCAATAAGTTCGGCTGAAAGTGGAACAAGTTCTTTAAATGTTAAGAACAAATTAATTTGTGTTGGAGTTCCATCTTTAAATGTGTTAAATTTTCCTTGTGGTGTATAGTTAACTGATAATTCTGTTAAAACACAAGATGTATGTTTATGAATTGCATCGTTTTCATTTTCACCATGATAATAAACAATATCAAATTCAGAAGGATAGATATATAAAAATTGCATATCATCTTTATATTCAGGGTGCATATGTGTTTTAAATGTTTTTATAATATCTTTTACATTTTGTGCTTCTCTAGGATCACGAGGAAAAAATTGATAATCTATTTGAAATGATCTAACATCTACATTTCTAAATAATTGTTCCTTTTTAGGGTTTGGTGCTATACCACCTAATTTTTGTAGTAAACTGGTACCAGGTGCTAAATTCAAACCTATGGCTGAACCAAGAGTTCCTGCTTGACTTAAATTATCACCACTAAAAGCATCCTTTAATGCACTTATATCAAAATTTTTAATAGAAGATGCAGCTGCTTTACCCAATGATACAGTACCTCTGCCTACAGCTGCCATTGCCTGGTCATTTAATAATTCTTTTTCTTCATAATTAACTGAGTATCTAATATTCATATTATTTGGCATGTGTAATGCAATTGCACTTTCAATTCTTCTTTTTGTTCCAGTAAATGATGGAGCTTGGTCACTGATAGCATATGCCATTAATGCAGCACCACCACCAAGTGCTAATTTGCCCTTTGTTGTTTTAGGGCTAAATCCTGCAATATTCCCTGCTAACAAAGAATATCCAGCAACAGGAGATGCTACATATGCTGCACGTTCAAGTGGAGTCATATTTTGAACTTCTTGTACTATTCTTGCTTGCTCTCTTCTAGAGGTGCCAATATCTAATGATTGATTTACCTTATCCTTATGTAATTTTGAATCTTCTGATACATTAATATAAAACATTGCATAATTATTTCCATATATCTGTGTATCAGCATGCAAATCTTTAGGATAAGATTTTATATCATAACCGTATTTACTTGGTAAATCTGCCATAAATAATTCCAAATATTGTTTTTATTATTTATAATAAATATATGAATGTATCATAAAAGAAGATATAAACCTATTTTCCCTGAGAAATATGAGGGAGATCCAACAAATATTGTTATGAGATCAAGCTGGGAAACACGATTTGCATTATGGTGTGATCGAAACCCTGCTGTGGTAAAGTGGTCATCAGAAGAAACAATTATACCTTATCGATGTCAAACTGATAATAAACTTCATAGATACTTTGTTGATTTTAGGGTTAAGGTAAAACAAACAGATGGTTCACTGAAAACATATATTATTGAAATTAAACCGGATGCACAAACAAGACCACCAGAATTTCCTGGTAGGAAAACAAAGAAATTTATGACCGAGTCGTTTACATTTGTAAAGAATCAATCAAAATGGAAAGCAGCAGAACAATGGTGTTTGGATCGAGGTTACGAATTTAAAATACTAACAGAACGTGAATTAGGCATATAAATAATAATATGGCAGATCTTAAAGACATATTTAACAAAAACCAATACCAATTGGCTGATGCTGCAAAGAAATCAAAGAATTGGTTTCAACAACAAGCTAGATTACTAGGTAATCAACGCATAACTCCAAACAAAGTTATGAAGAGTGATGCTCGTGCTATGAAATCAAGAATTATACCTGGTAATTTATATATGTTTATATATGATCCAAAAACAAAAGATTCTTTACCATATTATGATATGTTTCCATTGGTATTCCCATTTAAACCTTTATCAGATGGATTTATAGGTTTAAATATGCATTATTTACCATATCAAATGCGTGTATTACTATTACAAAGACTAATGGATTTTGCAAATAATAAGAAAATGGATGAAACCACTAGGTTAAAATATTCATGGAGTATGATTGATGGTGTGTCAAGATATCGACTGGCAGAACCGTGTGTTAAAAGATATTTGTCATCTCATATAAAAACAAACTTAAGACTAATCAACGCTACAGACTGGGCTACTGCGATGCTACTACCTGTAGAACAATTTGTTGGTGGGTCAAAAACAAACATATGGCAAGATTCATTAAGAGGATAATCAATGGCTAGTTTAAATGATTTTATTGCAAATGTAAAAAGTGAAGGCTTAATGCGTAATAATAGATATATGGTTAATTTTTCACTACCACCATCATTAACTGGTTCTGTTACAAATTTAGATTTACAAAATATTCTTTTATTTTGTGACTCAGCAACAATACCTGGTGTTACAATATCAACAACACCAGCATTAACATTTGGTGAAGTTAGAGAAATGCCTTATGAAAAATTATTTTCTCCTGCAAACTTTACATTTTATGTTGATAACAAAATGTTTGTTAAAAAGATGTTTGATGACTGGCAAGCAGCAATTGTAAATCCACAAACAAGACATACTGGATATTATGTTGATTATACAACAACATTTGAAATTGCTATATTTGATACAAATCAAAATGCTAGATATGGTATAAAATTACATGAAGCATACCTAAAGGATATTTCACCTATCCAGTTGGATTATGCAAATAGAGATATAATGAAGGTAAATGCAACAATTCAATACAAATATTGGACATCATCAATATTAAATAACGGATTAAATGAATATTACGATATGTTCCAAGATGTGTTTAAGGTACCTGAAGGTTATTTTAGTGATTTTAATGCATATCAAAATAATTTACCAGGTCAACCTGTACAAGGTATATTAACACCACCAGTTGATGTTACACCTACTGAACCAGTAAATGTAACTCCTAATTTAGGTGGATTAGAATTAAGTGGAGCAACATATCAAGCTCCATAATTAAAGGCTTATTATGAATACTGATGATAAAT